CTATATATTTGAGGGTTCGATAATGGGTATAAAATTATTACTCGCAAAGTCAATGACTGCTGTATGGGTATTTAATGAGATTAAAAGTTGTGATGAAAATAGTGTAAAGCTAGGTAATAAGCCATTCTTTGAGATGATTAAGAATTTATTAGGTAAAATGAAACAATTAAAAAAAGACTTAAACGAAATTATAACAGATGAAATTAAATAAAGAATGCTTAGACTTAATAGCTAGTTTTGAGGGTTTATCTTTAAAGCCTTATTTATGTTCAGCTAAAAAAGCTACAATAGGATACGGAAACACCTATTACAAGGACGGTAGAAAGGTTACTATGCTGGACAATCCAATTACTAAAGAACAAGCCTTAGAACTCCTTAAAGTAATTGCTGATAGTTTTGCAAAACAAGTTAGTAGTATGGTTACTGCTCCACTAAATCAAAATCAGTTTAACGCTTTGGTATCTTTTACCTTTAATGTGGGTGCTAGTAATTTTAAAAATAGTACCTTGTTAAAGTTAGTAAATAAAGACCCGAATCAGTTAGCAATAGCGAACGAGTTTTTAAAGTGGGTAAATGCTGGAGGTCAAAAAATTAAAGGTTTAGAAAATAGAAGAATTAGAGAATCTCAAATATATTTTAAAAAGTAAAAAACATTATGGAAAAAGAATTAATTGAAAACTTATTGACTAACGCTGCTACAAAGTACAGCCAAAGTCCAGCAACTACCAATGCTGGTAGAATTTTAAGATTTATTGCGAAAATAGTTCCAGTTGGAGTTGTTGTGAAATTATTTGCGCATAAATTGAGTAAATAGAACTTATAAGGCTTCCCGATGACCAGCGTATAAGTCTTTTTTTAAAGCCGTTAATTAACTTTAACGGTTTTTTTTATGTTAATTTTGATTAAAAGTATTGTTTATTCAAAAAATAGACTTATATTTGTACTCAGATAACAATTAAAACACAAACGAGATGACAAAGCAATATCAAATACAAGAGTACGTTAACAGAAATGTTTTTAAATTCGATAATGTTTGGCAGTGTATTGATTTAAGAAATGGAGATACATTTCATTGTGAAACAAGACAAGAAGCGATTAACATTTTTGTTTCTATCTGGGATTTATTAACACCTAATCAAAAAAAATTAGCATAACAATTAAAAAGAGAAATTATGAGTTTTAACTACGACGATTACAAAACAGGATTACACGATAGCGATAGTCCTATGAATAGAGAAACTTTTAAAGATGAGTTTATACCGCATTGGGATAACCTTTCGGAAGCCTACGAATCAGGACACGAACACGTATTCCACGAAAAACGCAACGAAATTATAGACGAACTTTGGAAAGTTCACGAAGTATTGAAAGTTACAGGTCACGGAATGAAAGGCAGAATAGAATCTATAATTGAGAAAATGATGTGAAATTTACAACTTAAATGTCCCCGATATTAATGTCGGGGACAAAATAAAACAACAAAGTCAACAAATACAAAGGAATTTTAGATATTTCCGAATTCAAATTAAATAAAACTTGCATATAACGGTATTTTGCTATACGAGGTTTGGGAAAAAATACGCCTAAAACTTTGATTAAGCCAAGTAATAACAGACACAGACTGAATTTTAAATTTAACCGAATGCCTAAATCTTGTATAGCAAATGTTAGCGGATTGTGGCTTTTTAACGATAAACTTCTGGGCGGAGTTATAAAACCCAAATACATAGATTATGGAAAATTCATTTTACGACAGACTTCTTATTGAAGCACAAGAATTGGCAACAAAAACAAATGCCTTAAACGATTTTATGCGTACACAAGCATTTGTTGATTTAGACCGCCAAAACAAAGTTTTACTTTATAAGCAATCAAGACTTATGAACGAGTATCTGGAAGTTTTAGGTCAAAGATTAGAAATTTTAGGAGATAAATTCTCTTTTAAAAATTAATCTTGTTTAGTTGGCTTTGGCGGTAGTTCTGCGGTTCTACTGCCATATCCGCTAACGTTTTGCAGATTGCCGAAGGTGGGGCTTTGTACCACTAAACTTAAATTTAAAAACTGAATTTGATATGACCACAAATGTTGATTTGAAACACGAAACCCCCACTTTTGGCAATGTGCTGTTAGGCGATGTTTTTTTTAATCCTTATTTGATGCCTTCTGAATACAAAGGAGAGCATACAAAGAATGGAGGATTAACTAAATTTCAGCCTCGCAAATGGACTGAAAAGGAAATTGAATGGGTAAATATGCTTAAAGCAAAAGGATTTAACACAAAGCAAATTGCAGAATGTATTGATAGAGATGTAACACAAGTTTCAATTAAGATAAAAAGATTAGGTAAAAAATCAATGACTTATAATCAAGGACACTTTGAAGAAAAGTTTGCGGTAAATTATGATTTTGTAAAAGAAATTAAACCTAAAAGCGTGCTTGATGTTTACGCTGGATTTGCAAGTGTTTATAAAAAACTTAATTGCGATAATGTAATGAGCAATGATAAAAACGAAAAATCAAATACAGAATACCATTTAGACGCATTAGACTTTGTGTGCCAAATGTATCTTGATAAACGCAAATTTGACTTAGTAGATCTAGATCCTTTCGGAAGTGCTTACGATTGTTTTGATTTAGCTATTAAAATTGCAAAGAAAGGATTAGTAATTACACTTGGAGAACTTGGACATAAAAGATTTAAAAGACTTGATTTTGTACGCAGATATTATGGAATTGAAACGCTTGAAGATTTTACAACTGATAATTTAGTAAAGCATATTATCAAGATTGGAGAACGAAATAAAAAAACGCTGATACCGATTTATGTAAAAGATTGGAGAAATATAGCAAGAGTATATTTTAAAATTGAACAACTAAAAATAACTGAACAATGGGAGAAACATTAAAACAAAGAATTGAAAATGAACTTAATGAAGTTCGTTCAGATTATGGAGATGAAGAAGTAGATAATACTTTAGAAGTATTGGAAAGTTTAGATGATGATTTATCAAATATGGGTAAATGGGATGAAACTTTATTGACGCGCCTAATTGATGATAAAGATTTATTAAAAGAGATTTATGCAATTAGAGGAGAAAATGATTTTTACGAAAATGATGAGTTTCTTTAAAATATCGCCTAACTACCTACTAACAGCTATAAATGTATTACAATTATGAAAATACTAACAAAAACAAAAGTAATCCGAGTTACACCTATACAACTATCTACACTCCAAAAAATGAAGTCTTACAATGTCGATGTTGGGCATTTCATACGTGAAGCCATAGCTGAAAAAATCAAAAGAGAGTACAAAGATTTAATACCTAAAGAAAAAAATAATTGTCCTTTTTGAATAAAAGTATTGTTTAATCAAAATAAAGTATTATATTTGTAAAAAAATTAATCAAATGGAACAACTAACAGATTATCAAACGCAGAGAATTGATGCGTTGGAGAGAGAAAACGCTAAATTACAAAGCCAGCTAAACGAGGCAAAGGAAATTTTAACACAACTACTAAAAGATTTACAAGATGGGAGCAACTAAAAACACATTTTTAGAATTAAGAGAGCAAGATTTTGTATCGATGTATGATGCAACTTTTACAAAAAAACAAGCTATTTTAACAGGTAAAAGAATGGTAGATAATTTACTCGAAAGCGGTAATGTAGATACGATGCAATTTACAGCTAATCTAGCACGTTTAAACGAGGTTATAAGCACCGCACTAACCGAGATAAGAAAACATATTCCCGAAGAAAAACAGACCGTTTTAGGGGTTGAATTTACGCCTGTTAATGGTGGTAACACTTTGAACTACTCAGATGATGAAGTTTACAATGTTTTAAAAGCGGATTTAGATGCTAGAGTAGAGTTGTTAAAATTAGCACAAAAGCAAAGCGTTATTGACATGTACGGAAATGACGTACCAGTGGTAAGCACAACCGCGCGCAAATCAAGTATAACGATAAAATTTTAGGGATATGAAAAATATAGCAATCGCACTAGTAAAGGCACAACTTGAAATGACTACACCTAAAAAAGGTAGTGTAAACCCGTTTTTTAAAAATAAGTACGCAGATTTAAACGATGTACTTTCTGCAGTAGTTCCAGCTTTAAACAATAATGGAATCGTACTTTTACAACCTTTAGTATTTATCGAGGGTAAAAACTTTGTTAAGACCGTTTTAATGCACGAATCGGGAGAAACATTTGAGAGTTATGCTGAGATATTTTGCAAGAATCAAAACGATGCACAAGCCTATGGAAGTGGTATTACCTACGCTAGACGTTATGCTTTAAGTTCTATTTGCGGTATTGGTTCAGAAGATGACGACGCTCAAAAAGCAGTACAACCTAAGCCAATGGCAACCGCTGAAATATTAGCAAAAGCAAAGGCAACTAACGCTACAATGGCACAAATTAAAACTAAATACAGCGTAACTGCTGAGCAAGAAAAAAACTATTAATAAATAAGCAGTGAGGGTAGTACTGCAACTTACTACCCACTTTTTAAATATATTTTATTATGGCATTAAATTTTTATGGTAGCATTGATTTTTCTAAATTATTAGAAATGGCAAAAGCGGGACACAAAGCATTTTCAAAGTCCGAAAAAAACGGACGTATCTACTTAAATGTAGATGTTTACGTTAAGGATGAGGTGGGGCAATATGGCGATAAAGCTAGTATTAGAGGTACTTTTAAAGGAGCGACAAAAGAAGAAAAATTTTACTTTGCAAACTTAAAGGAAAGCGCACCTTTTACGGAAGCACAACCGGCAATAGACGAGATACCAACTATTGATGATTTACCATTCTAAAAACTAACCAAAACCGCCTTATTAATTTAGGGCGGTTAATTTTAAAAATTTATTATGAAAGAAATGACAAATAGAATAACAATCGAAATTGCACAAAACGGATTCTTAGTGTATGTGAATAACGACCTTACACCAGGAACAGTGAGAAAAGCTCCTTATGTTTTTGAAACGATGGAATCAATGCAAAAGTTTATAAAAAATGAATTAACAAAAGTTTATTAGTTATGAAATACTTATGCACTAAAGATTACGTAATGCTAGACACTAGACAAGTAGCATTTAAAAAAGGTAATATTTACAATTTTAATACAGATTATTGGACTGATAAAAATGAATGGGGTGGAACTCACAATATGAAAGGCGAAATGGATTTTAACCAATACTTCAAGCCACTAGACACCGAAATAAACACCCCTAATCACTACGATAATAGTAAAGGTAGTTTATACCAATTTGCAGAACAACAAGGCTTAAATGCTTGGGAATTTGACATTTTAAAACGGACAGTTAGATGCAGAAAAAAAGGGAACTTTGAGGAGGACATAAAAAAGACTATTGCAGTTTTAGAACTTTATTTAAAAGAATATGAGCAAGCTAGCAAGAATAACTAAGGTACTAGAGTACTACAGAAAAAAAGGACACAACTCCGAAAGAATTAATAATTTATACCACAAAATACTGAAAGATGGAGAAAAAAGTTAAAGATTTTATGACTATTGGGCGACAACTTATAAACGAATCGCCAAGCCTTACAAAATACAATGATTATACACTACGCTATAATCTAATGAAAGAGGAGAATCGAGAATACCTTACCGCGTGCCACGACCACGATAAAGTTGAAATACTAGATGCTTTAGTTGACCAGATGTATGTGCTACTCGGAACGATACACCAGCACGGAATGAGTAATATATTCGAAGAAGCATTTAACCGAGTACACGAGAACAATATGAGTAAGTTTCCAAACGGTCAAATATTGCGAGATGCTGAGGGAAAGATATTGAAACCCAATGGATTTAAACCAGTTGATTTAAGTGATTTAGTTTAACCCTAAATTAACCCAGCCTTAAAAAGTTGGGTTTTTTTTCACTTATTTTGAAAAAAAGTTTTTTTTATTCAAAAATAGCTTTATATTTGTACCAGCAATAAAGCTAATAACAATTAAAACGAATAGAGATGGGAACATTTAGCCTAAGAATTTCAGAAACAAAAAGAGAAACCATAACTTATGCGGGCTACTCAATAGATGAATGTTATGTATTTACTTTTGAAGATGGACTTTTATATTATGTTCCAAAAAATAGACTTGAACTTTACAAACAAACAGGTAAATTAATTTAACCAAAACTGGGAGCGTAAAACCTCCCTTTAAATAACAAACTATGAAACAAAAAAAAGACGGTAGCTATAAACATAGCGGAGGTGCTAGAGTAAACGCTGGGCGTAAGCCTTTAGAAATTCCCACAAAAAAAGTAACATTCAGTGTTCGTTACGATTTAGTAAAACAACTTAAAGAAATGGTAAGAGAATGGAAAACATTGAACTAACAAAAGAGCAATATATCGGTTATAACGTTGTCGAATTAAGTGTACTTTTCCAGCGTTCTATTGAGATATTAGACGAACTTAAACGGATAGACCATAAATTTAAAAATAAAGCTTTACAAAGCCAATTAACGGCAATCTATCCAAGTTTAGACAAGCAAACTAAATTGTATAATGAGTTTTATAATGTATCGACTGAGGGAATAAATGCTTTTTATGACGTAACAAAAAAGAACGCTGAGTACATTATGAACTATAACATATTAGACAAGGCTTTAATTTGTAACTTTTTAATGGCTCACGAGAAAGACCCGAAATCAGTAGAGGGAATAATAACTAAAATATTAAAGAAATGACATTAAAAGAAAAGTTTGCAGCTGTATTGTACCAAACAAAACCACATTTTGTAAGTATAGATTCTAAGGAATGTGAACAAATAGCAGATGATTTTGCTATTGTATTTGCAGAGTGGTTAGAAATAAATAAACAAGATATAAATTATTCAAAAAATCACAATACAAAAGAACTATTAGAAATCTATAAAAAAGAAAAAGGATTATGACATTAAAAGAAGCAACAGAGATAATCCAACAATACCAAGATTATAGAACGTGTAAAACAGACGAGATAATTTACACAATAGCAGCAATAACGGAAGCATTAAATATATTAATTGAACACGCAAAAAAATGAAAACAACACTAGAGATAGCGAGAGAGTGCGGAGTACAACAAAGTGAAATAAGGTACATAGTAGATAGCAAAAGGCTTATAGTAAAAAAAATAGGGGGTAGGTTTAGGTACACAAAATTACAGGAAGAACAAATACACCAAATATTACAACCCGAGTTTATAATCTTAGAATCTAAAATGAATACATTATGAAAACAGCTTTAGAAATTGCAAATGATTTAGGAATTGCCAAAATAACAGTAGTTCAAATAATAAAACAAAATCAAATAGAACCTATAAAAAAAGACGGTAATAAAAACTACTTCGATAATGACCAAGTAGAGCAAATTAAAAGGATATTAAGATTTGAATTAAAAATTAATTAATTATGAATGAATATCAAAAATTCTTAGAACAAAAGAGACACTCAATAGGTAACTTTGGATTTAAAGCAAATTATATTCCTGATATTGCTTTTGATTTTCAAAGACACGTTATTGAAAAAGCTACTTTAAAAGGTCGTAGCGCTGTTTTTTTAGATACTGGATTAGGTAAGACATTAGTGCAACTTTCATTAGCTAAAAACATTGTAAACCACACCAATAAAAAAGTATTAATACTTACACCTTTAGCGGTTGCATTTCAATTTATTTTAGAAGCTGAAAAGTTAGGTATTGACGATATTGAATATTCAAAAGATGGTAAGCACACTAAAAAAATAGTAGTTTGTAATTATGAAAGATTACACTATTTTAATGAGAATGATTTTGAAGGAGTTATTTTAGATGAGAGTTCTATTCTTAAAAACTTCGACGGTAAAATTAAGGCTGAGGTTACAAGTTTTGTAAAGAAAATACCTTACAGATTCTTATCTACAGCCACTCCAAGTCCTAACGACTTCATAGAATTAGGGACGAGTTCGGAGGCGTTGGGGTACATGGGGTATATGGATATGCTAGGAAAGTTTTTTAAACAAAATAATAATGCAGTAGATTCTACAAATAGAAATATAGGCGAAAAGTTTTATCTAAAGCCACACGCTGAAAAGGATTTCTTTGCTTGGGTTAATCAATGGTCTATTATGGCTAAAATGCCTAGTGATTTAGGATTCAGTAATGAACGTTATAATTTACCTGAATTAATTGTAAATAAACATATAGTTACAAATGATAGCCAAATTTCTATAGATGGTCAATTACAAATGTTTAATATAGTAGCTAAAAACTTTAACGAGATACGTTTTGAGCAAAAGCAAACAGAAGAAAAAAGATGTCAAAAAGCTATTGAATTAGCAAGCGATAAAACTTCGGTTTATTGGTGCAATACTAACAATGAAAGTAGTATTTTAAAAGCTAGTGATAAAAATGCAGTTGAGATTATAGGCAGTCAATCAATTGACAAAAAAGAAGAAATACTTTTAGCTTTTGCAAATGGCGAAATAGAAAGACTAATTACAAAAGCAAAAATGACCTCAATGGGGTTGAATTGGCAACATTGTAATCACTCGGTTTTTTTTCCTACTTGGTCATACGAACAATACTACCAAGCTATAAGACGTTTTTGGAGGTTTGGACAAACAAAAGACGTTACTATTGATATGGTTATATCTGATGGTCAAACAAGGGTATTAGAAGCCTTAGAACAAAAAACACAAAAAGCAATACAACTACATAAAAATTTAACTGAAAATGTTAACCGTTCATTTGAACACAAAGTAAAAGAATTTAACAAACAAATAATTAAACCACAATGGTAAAAGACCAAATTATTACAGAGAATTACGCAATCTATAACGGTGATTGTATGGAAGTATTACCAACTTTAGGAACTGAAAGCGTAGATTTAGTTGTTTATAGTCCTCCTTTTGCTGGACTATACAATTATTCAAGTTCAGAAAAAGACTTTTCTAATTGCGAAAGTAAAGAGCAATTTTTAGAACAATACGAATTTATGGTAAAAGAAATGTCAAGGGTAACAAAAAAAGGGCGTATTAATGCGGTACACGTTACCGATGTACATACTAATACTTGCCATCTTTGGGACTTTCCACACGAAGTAATTAGAATACACGAGAAGTACGGTTTTGATTATAGAAATAGAATAACTATTTGGAAAGAACCTTTAAAAGTCCGTATGCGTACAATGGTTCAATCTTTAATGCATAAATTTATAGTTGAAGATTCTACTAAATGCTTTACTGCTATGCCAGACTATGTTTTAATATTCACTAAAAAAGGAGAAAATGAAGTACCGGTAACGCATCCTTTTGGAATTAATCACTACGCTGGGGAAATACCTATTTTACCAAATATTTTAAGAGCGTGGAATAATGCTAATAATTCAGACTTTAATGAAGTTGAACTTTGGGAACATTTAAACTCAATAAATGAAGATAATAAAATCACTAAATTAAATCATTATATATGGCAGCGTTACGCTTCTAGTGTTTGGGATGATATTAGAATTGATAATGTTTTACCTTTTAGAGATTCAAAAGAAGAGGATGACGAAAAGCACGTACACCCTTTGCAACTTGATGTAATTGATAGAATTGTTGAATTATACTCTAATCCTAATGAAGTTGTTTTAACTCCTTTTATGGGTGTAGGTAGTGAAGTTTTTAGTCCTGTATCAATGGGTAGAAAAGCTATCGGAATTGAACTAAAAGATAGTTACTTTAAACAAGCTAAACTAAATTTGCAAGAAGCTACAAAAAGATTTAAAGAAAGTGTAAAACAAGAAACTTTATTTTAGTATCTTTGTAACTCTCTCTTTTAGTTGTGATTCAATTTTTGAACCCGTTATGAAAATAGCGGGTTTTTTTTGTTGGTTACATGTAAGTTACAGTATGAAGTTACACCATAACAAATCAATGTTTACAGTACTTAACAAAGAAAATTGTATAGGTTACACCCTAACACCTAATTATTAAAAAGTATAAATTTTTTTTAGTTTTTTTTATTTTTTTCAAGTTACATGTTAGACTATACACTTTCCTTTGTAAACCCTTGTAAACATTGAGAAAAAAAAGTCAAAAAGGGGTGTAACTTAGGTGTAACTTGTAAAAAAAGCTAACATCTGTAAAAAAACAATACAAAACAAAACTTTAACATATAAAAAATTATTTAAGTAGTGTTGTTTATATTAATTAAAGTGTTATATTTGTAATTGTAGAAGCACTACCTACAGGAAGATATTTAGACAAATAGTCTAACCGAGAAACCCTAACCAGTAGTAGTGCATTGGTTGGGGTTTTCTCTTTTTAAAATATTATATTATGACAGATTACGAAAAAGAAATGATTGAGATTCAATATCAATTACTATCAGTTCAAAAAGAAAAAAATGAAATTTTAAAACAAGCTTTTGTTGTTTATGATGGTTCTATTCCAGCATTAGAAAAATTAGTTATGGAAGTAGTTAAAATTAAATATATCCTAGAAAATGGAATATAATTTA